GAAATGGGAGCATATACTAATATGTTAGTAGTAGGAGCTATATCAGTAGTATTAATTGTTGTCTTATTAAAGACACTATTTAATTTATTTTAGCATGGACAATTATCCAAAATGGGTAAACAATCTTGTTTACTTTTTAGCAGGTATTGGTTTTTATGGAGTATTATTGCATTTTTTATAGTTATGCCTGACATGTCAATTTGCACCGGAGAAGAGTGCCCTTTAAGAAATACTTGTTACAGATATAGAGCTAATGCAAGTACCTTGATGCAATATTATTTTACAGAAGTTCCTTATAATGTAGAAGAAGATAAGTGTGACTTTTATTATCCACTTAGACAGAAACAAGAAAACAACTTAAATCTAAAATAATGAGTGTAAATAAGAAAGACTACAGAGTAGTACAGGAATCAGATGGTTATATGACCTATTATGTTGTAAAGAAAAGATTCTTATGGTTCTTTTGGAAGACAGTTAAGAATCATGCAGGATTTAATATGGAATATACTTCCAGAAAAGCTGCACAAGCTTACATTAACTTTCTAAAGTAATTAATGGGTGTTAGGAGAAGTCATGCTGAGATAAGACATGATACTCTAGAAGCTTTTTTACCAACACTTTTTGGAATTAAGAGAGTAAGTCACGGCATCAAAAAACATATGATATATGTTTTTAAGGATTTTGGTACCCCTATATTAAGTTTAGCCACAAACTATGCCTACAGAGAAATGGATAAAGATATTAGAACAGCAATGGAAGCTTTGACAGCAGAAATTGCAGCAGAGCATTATGAGATTACACAAAATGTAGATAGCAATTTAAACTACCTGTGGTATATGTATCACAAGGGTAGTAAAGCAGGTACATTCAGACCATTTGTTTATATGGCTGAGTTACAGTTGCTAAAGAAAATGGGTTACACTAATGATCTTGAAGCAAAGAACATGATCAATATGCTTGAGTCCTCAGATGAGGATAACATACATATGGTTACTCTTGCAATCAAAAATTACAGAGACCTGAGAATTCAAGAACATGGTTTATACAGTAAAGTAAACAAAGACTACTGGGATGTTGCCAAGAATTATGCCTTTGAGATTTTAAATCATGAGGTATTTACTACAACAATGGCAGTTAAATAATGGCAAATGTAGTAGTAGAACACATAGTAAAGGAAATAAGGTTAGATAATAAGGACATAGAGATTATGAGTCCAAAAATAATAGCCGGCTATGTGATGTATAAATACAAATGCAGTCCTTATCTAGCCAAACAAATTGCTAAAAAATTAACAAATGTTCACAGTAAAACTAGTTAAAGAAGGTGGTAAGTTAGTTTACCCTGATGACAAGTCAAAACTGAGTTATCAAATATTTCTGGATAAGCTTTCTGAAGGTCAGAAAGTTGAAATGTATATTGGTCTAGCAGATACAGACCACAGTGTAGCACAATTGGCTAAAGTGCATGCATGTATTAGAGAATTAGCCAAAGAATCTGGCTATACTTTTGATGAAATGAAAATGATTATCAAAAGACAATCCGGCCTATGCTATGATGGCGGAGATGCTGAATATTGCAAGTCATTTGCTGACTGCAGTAAAGATGAATTAGCCTTGGCTATTGAATCATGTATTCAATTAGGCAGAGAGAATTGGAATCTTAATCTGGCTTAGGAGCTACATAGCCTTCATCTGTAGGCTCTAATATTTCCTTTTCTAAATACAAATCTGCATCTTTTGCTTGTTTTTCAATTTCTGCAAGTAAAATTGTAAGTGTATGAAAAGATCTTTGAAGATCATCTAAGTCTTGATACTGTTTAGTCATGCAAGCTTTGATGTATTCTTCTGTACCTTCTTTTGGCATTTGAGTATACAAGTAAAAAGCAACAGCTTTTGTCATCAAGTAAAAGTTCTTATTAACTTGGATTGATACAATTGCATCATCTTTCAGCTCTTTGGTTTTAATTGCCATAACAAATTATTTTAAACAAATTTACTATAAATATGAAACAAACCTTAGATATTGAGGAGATTAAGTCTAAATTATCAAAGAAACTAGAGCCATCTGGTTGGAGCGTTAAACTTAGAGGGTTTATTTACAGCAGTGATTTTGATCAGTGTATCAAGGACTTAGCAAAACTATCTCAAGAAGGCTACAGATTTACCCCTACATTAGCTCAAATGTTTAGAGCTTTTGAGGAGTGTCCTGTAGATAAACTTAAAATAGTTATGGTAGGGCAAGATCCTTATCCAACTGTTGGAGTAGCTGATGGTATTGCATTTAGTTGTAGTAATACAGGGAAATTACAGCCAAGCTTAAAGTTTATTCTTAATGAAGTAAACAAGACTGTATACAACGGTCATCCAGAATCTTTGGATCCAGACTTAACAAGATGGGCCAACCAAGGAATATTGTTGCTTAACACTGCTCTTACAACTGAAGTTGGTAAGATTGGTAAGCACTATGAAATTTGGAGAACCTTTGCCAACTACTTGTTTGACTACTTGAATACATCCTATACAGGATTAGTATACATATACATGGGCAAACAGGCTCATATTTGGGCAGAAGATGTAAGCAATAACAATTATAAGTTCTTTTTGTCCCATCCTGCCAGTGCTGTTTACCAAAAGTTTCAATCTTGGGACAGTAAAGATGTATTCAATGAGACTAATAAAATAATGCAAACTTTGTATAACACTAAAATTATCTGGTAATGGAAGAAGTATATATAAGATTGTTAAAGATGGAGTTATCTCCCAATGCATTCTATGTTCTACACTGCATTAGTAAGTCTCTTGTTCCTGCTGATTTTGTTAATGCAAGGATAGAAACTAAGAGATTAGTTGCTGATAATTGGTTAACTGAAAACTTGAAATTAACTGAAAAAAGCATTATCTTTATAGAAGAAATTGAGAGTTTCTTTAAGAAAACCAAGAAGAAAACTTCCACAGACTTGATGGGAAAAGATTTTGTAGACAACATTAAAGTGTTTGTTGAACTCTTTCCTAATAGAAAGTTACCCTCTGGCAAGTATGCAAGAACAACAGTAAAGAATCTTGAAAGTTCTTTTAAGTGGTTCTTTGAAAACTACAGCTATTCTTGGGATACAATTCTCAAGGCTACTGATAAATATGTTGATGAGTTCAGTGTAAGAAGTTACAACTACATGAGAACCTCACAATACTTTATCAGAAAACAAAACATAGATAAGTCATTTGAGTCTGAACTTGCTAACTACTGTGAAATAGTGGAGAACCAAGAAGATGATGCAAATGATTCTTATTTCAAAGAAAGAGTAGTATGAGAATATTGAAACTATTTATAATTGCAGCAGCGGCTTTTATGGTATCATATACTGTGGTCAACACACTGATAATACCTATAGCAATTGGGCAATTCTTATTAATTGAAATACTGATTTCTCTTTCTCATGCATATTACAACTATGCAAAAAAGAAGTTAAATTTAGTAAATCCTATATAGATGTCAGAGTTATTCAATGGTGCCAGGCCTTTACTGCCTGTAAGTGAAAGAGATGCTTTAAGAAAAGCTATCATGAAAATTAAAGCAAGAAGACAAGGTGATCTTAAGTCACTGATCAGTGCTTGGCCCAAGTTTAATGATGCTTTTTGTGATGGATTAGAATGGAGAACTATCACCATAGTAGGTGCTAGACCCGGTACAGGTAAAACTTTATTCATGGAACAGTTGATCAGTGATATCATTGAGCATAACCAAGACCAAGAATTTAGAATCCTAAAGTTCCAGATGGAAATGGTTGATGAAACCAACGGGGTAAGAAAACTAAGTCTGAATACAGGTGCTGATTACAATACATTAATGAGTAAGGGTGGCAACCCTGTAGATAAAGCAATTTTCTATAAATGCGTGGACTACTATGAGAAATCTATTGAGAGAGATTTTATTAATGTAGTATATGATGCATGTACCACTGATGAAATGTGTGCTACTATCCATTATGAGATGGAAAAACACAAGAAAAAAAATGGTACATATACTAATATGCTAGTAACAATAGATCACTCAGCTTTATTTAGAGTAGGTAAAGGACAAAAGGACAAGTTTGAGATGTTGAATAGCTTGGGTGAAGCTCTCACCATGATGAAAAAGAAATATCCAGTTGCTTTTTTAGTTCTTAGTCAGCTTAATAGAAATATTGATAATCCTGATAGATCCAGGGATGGAGAATATGGTAACTATATTCTTGACTCTGATATCTATGGTTCAGATGCTTTGTTGCAGCATGCCGATGTTGTAATGGGTATCAACAAACCATCTATTAGAAAGATACGACAGTATGGACCAGAGAGATATATAATCAATGATGAGGATCTCTTGGTATTTCACTTTTTGAAATCTAGAAATGGTACAACCAGGATGAGCTTCTTTAAATTGGATAGGGATACTATGCGGATTATAGAAGTTGACACACCTGCTCAAGCAACAAAAAAAGTAACAATTTAAAACCCAAGTATGAGTACAAGAAAAGAAAGAGAAAAAGAATTTTTTGTCCAACACATGGACACATTCAGAGCTCTTAAATTAACTGACCCATTCTTTATTATCAAGACTGCTTTCTTTCAGAAAGGTAAGTATGGTAGACAAGTTCAGTTCTTTGAATCTGAAATTGGTAGAGGAGAGGACATTTATATTGAGTTCTATGACAATGTCACTGATGATAAAGGAACTGTTACAGATGTAACACCTTTCTCAAGTGACAGACAGTTGTTTAAGTACAAGTATAATCCTTTTTATAATGAAGAGTATGAAACTAAGTCTGGTACAAGCTTTAAGGGTGACCCTTACATTTTGTATACAGTACCTGTTTCTGAAATGGTTGCTGTTCTTAAAGATGGTACCGAGATTACATATGCTCTTTATGAGAAGAGAAAAACTGAAGCTGAAGCAAAAGCAAAAGAAGATGAATTAGAACTTCCAAGGTTACAGAAAACTTTGTTTCCTGACTTTGAAAGTGAATTTCCTCCTAAACAAGATGAGGATGTTTTCTATTCTGATGAAGAATCAGCTTCTGATATTCTTTTAAGAATTGCTGTAGAGTTTCAAAAACTAGCACAAAAACTAAAGTAAGATGAGTATAGTACTTCCAACTAAAAAAGTGGGTCCTCAAAGAGTTAACCCCAAGAGATTAATCATCTATTCTAAACCAAAGACTGGTAAGACAAGTGCTTTTGCAGGTCTTGAAGATAACCTGATCATAGATCTAGAGAATGGTTCTGATTATGTTGAAGCTCTTAAGATCCAAGTAAACTCTTTACAAGAGCTACTTGATGCCGGTAAAGCTATTAAAGCTGCTGGTAACCCATATAAGTTTGTTACTATAGATACTGTAACTGCATTAGAAGATATGGTTGGTCCTTTAGCAATTAAGCTTTACCGTCAAACTAGCATGGGTAAAAACTATGATGGTGATAATATATTGTCCCTACCAAATGGTGCTGGATATTTATATTTGAGACAAGCTTTCTTTCAAGTTTTAGATTTTATTGATACTTTAGCTCCCCACATTATTTTGGCAGGTCACATTAAGGACAAGCAAGTAGATGATAAGGGCGAGATGGTATTGGCTGCAAACATTGATTTGACAGGTAAAATTAAGTCTCTTATTTGTGCTAATGCAGATGCAATTGGCTATATGTATAGAAAAGGTAATAAGACCATATTATCTTTTAAAACAAGTGAAGAAGTAACTTGTGGTGCTCGTCCAGAGCATTTAAGAAATGAAGAAATAGTAGTTTCTGAGATGAATGACAAAGGTGAACTTGAGTTTCACTGGGATAAAATTTATGTATAATTATTAAAAACAAAAAAATGGCATTAAGCACAACAGACTTAGGAACCGGTGGTTCAGGACTACCAAAAACAATTATTCCAAGTAATCATGTATTAAAGATTAACAGCATTGAGCTTGAAGAATTCAAGTTTATTCCTGGTGCATATCACCTTATGTTACATGTAGAAACAGAACCTATTGAAGGTTTTGAAGGCTTCTTGATTGACAAAGATGATGAAAGCAAAGGAAGATATGAAGGTCAGATTGGTAGAGTAAAAGCAAGCCAATATGCATTTGCAGATGGTGAAACTAAGACAGGTATCAAGATTCAGAGAGACAGATCTATCTTGATCTTCTTAAGAACTCTTGCTCACACTTTAGAACTTGACTCTTGGTTTGTTGAACAAAATGACAAACATGATACCATTGAAGACTTTGTTCATGCATTCAATAAGTCAGCAGAGTTTAGAGGTAAATTCCTTGAATTCTGTATTGCTGGTAAAGAGTATGAAAGCAAATCTGGTTATACAAACTATGACATGTGGTTGCCAAAAGCAGAAGGTAAAAAATATGCATTTGGTGCTATTGAAGAAGGTGCAGTAATCACCTTTGATGAAACTAAGCATGTAAAAAAGATGGAAATTAAAGATGTCAAATCATTTGGTGATGACAATGGCTTTGATGTTTCATCTAAGACATCTTCTGATTTTAGTTTAGACTAATTAACTCACCTTATAGAGGGGGGAGTTAATTAACTATCAATGTAACTTAATACTAACAGAGATTTTAAATTAAATCGGGAGCCTCCCCCCTTTATTTTTATTGGTTATGATTTCAACAAAGAACTTAGTATCTGATTTACAGGATGTGCCCAGAGAATGGGTATTTGAATATTATCTAAACTTAAAAGAAAAGCTCATTGGTCAAGACATAAAGATGCTATCTGCATTTAATGTAAAAGACAAAGTTCCAAGCATGTTTATATACTGCATTGGAGGCGTTTATAAGTTCAAAGATTTCTCTTCTGGTTTTCAAGGTGATGCACTTGAGTTAGTCAAAGCCTTATTTAACTTGCCTTCAAGAGGTCATGCAGCAAATAAGATCATTAATGACTATCAAGAGTATCTTTTACATAATGATGTACCGGCTGTTGTTGAGTTTAAGTTTCATGACAAGTTCAAGGTAGTTGATTATGAAATGAGACATTGGAATTCCCAAGACTCTAAGTTTTGGACAAGTTTTAGGATTAGTTCTACACTTTTGGCCAAGTATAATGTAGTGCCCCTGGCATACTTTACTATGGAAAAGAAGGAAGAAGATGGTTCTATAACTTCATTTAAGTTTACCAAGCCATATCTCTATGGTTATTTCAGACAAGATGGTGAATTGTACAAGATCTATATGCCTAAGAATTTAGATAAGAAATTTATCAAAGTTCAGAATTATGTTCAGGGTATAGATCAGTTGACTTATGAAGCCAAGTATTTGGTCATTACATCCTCTCTAAAGGACTTAATGTGTTTTAATAAGCTTGGTATAGGTAATGTTGAATGCATTGCACCAGACAGTGAGAATACTATGATAGGTGAGTCAGTCATGGGAAAACTTAGCAAACGGTATTTTAAGACAATTGTGCTGTTTGATAATGATGAGCCGGGAATTAAAGCTGCTCAGAGATACAAAGACAAATATGGACTTAATTATGTGGTTCTTGATATGTCCAAAGATCTATCTGATTCAGTTAAAGACCATGGTGTTGAAGCTGTTAGGGATAAATTATTACCTTTATTGAAACAAGCATTATGAGTTGGAAGTATAAAGGCAAAGAGTTTGATGATGCATGTATCCCGGAAGGTGGTATAGGATTCATATACATTATGACTGCTATTATAGAGGGTAAGTCTGTTGCATATATTGGTAAGAAAAACTTCTTTGCTAATATAAAGAGACCACTTGGTAAAAAAGCTTTGGCTATGTCTACAGATAAGCGACTAAAGAAATATACCCGGGAGCTTAAACCTGACTTCATGAAGTATTACAGTAGTAACAAGACTCTTAAAGATGCTCACAAAGCAGGAGTTGTTATTAAAAGAGAGATCTTAATGATATGCTACTCAGCTATGGAATTAACTTACCAAGAAGTAAAGTACCAGTTCAAATATGAGGTGCTTGAGAAAGAAGAATATCTAAATGCCAACATTCTTGGCCGCTTTTTCCGTTCTAAATGAAAATATATTAGGAATGTAATATATTATTTTGTATATTTGTTCTATGAGAACACAAACAGGAACTTATAGAACATACACGGATATGTTAATAGCTTTACCTAAGATTGGTAAACTTCAAGTATTAGAATTATCACATAAGAACAAATGGGGTGCTTATTATATTAAGTGTCAATGTGACTGTGGTAATATCGCAACTACAGATTTTTCTTCTTTGAATAAATCAAAAGTACAATCATGTGGTTGTTTACAAAAAGAGGCTGTAAAACATACTGGAGTAAAAAACAAAAAGTATACAGTTGATGTAGACAAACTAGTAGATAATGAAATAACTGCTTATATAGCAGGTTTATATGGAGCAGATGGTTCAAATGAAAAGTCTGCTATTTCAATTGGTTTACAAACAACAGATAAAGAAATACTTGAAAAAATAAGTAGTTATTTCAACTATACAGGTCCTTTGTATACAATGAAAGAATCTATAAGATTAACTATTTCTGATCATGATTTTAGAAAGTTTTTTGAAAAAAGAGGTGTTGTAAAAAACAAAACACATGACTATCAAGTTCCAGACTTTTATTTATATAATGCTCACTTTTGGAGAGGAATGATTGATGGTGATGGCTGTATATTTAAGTATGAAAAACAGTACACAACTTATGGTGTATCTTTAGTTGGTACAAAACATACTATTGATACATTTAAAAAGTTTTGTGAATTTATCTTAGATAAACCTGTTAAGGTTAGGCCTTATAAAATTAAATCTGCTATAGAAGTTTATTCAATAAACTTTGTAGGTAAAATGTACTTACCTCTATTGAATGCTCTTTATGAAAATTTAACAGATAATATGTATATAACAAGAAAGTACAATAAGTACTTGGAGATTATTAAACTTTAAATTAGAATAAGATGTTTGGAAAATATAAAAAGCCAAAATCAAATCCAGTTGATAATTACATAAAATCAATAAGAGATTCAAACTATTCAGCAGGATTAATAGTTGGAACACAAACTGCAATAGATGAACTAAGAGATATTCAAAAGTATGATTGTATTAATTTGACTCAAGAAGAAAAACAAAAAGTTATGGAATTTCTTATTGAAAACAATTTAGAATTTGGATATGACTTTGAAAGTGGTGGATTTTATGTATTAAAAAAATTAACCTTTAAATCAGAATAAGATTTTACAAAACAAAATAGTTATGACAGAAATTGAATTAACAGGCCTTCTATTACAGTTGGCTGACCGTGGTGTGACCGGAATTAAGATTTATTATGCAGGTGGAGGAGACTCCGGAGCAATTGA